TAAACTTATAACTTGCTTCATTATAGAACATATGCTATTAATATATATAGTGGTTTTGAAGGATATTTTATGCCGAAAAAAGATGTAGTACTTTTTGATCATACAGGGCAAGAGATAGATACAAAATCTGTACCTGATCTTGATCCTAATTTTATGAAAAGCTGGTGGACGTTATTTGGGGGAAGCTCTGGTAATGTATCTGCTATAACTAGACAACCTTATGCTAAACATCCCTGGGTATATGCCGCTGTATCTGCCATAGTTAATAACATTAGCCGCCTACCTGTAATAGTGGGTAATAAAAATAATCCAGAAGAGTTTAGTAGGGATAATGAGTTAATCGCTCTGTTTAGAAATCCTAATAATTTAATGAATGGCTCTGAATTTTTTGAAGCTGTTTTATTAAACCTTATGCTTCCTACTACAGTTTCCCCTGGTGGTCAATGTTTTATTCTTCCCCTGGATAAAAACGGGGAGCAGATGAGCCTTATAAGTGGTAAGCTTCCTTCTTATCTTTTTCCTTTTTCAGATGAAAGTATAGAACCTGTTAAGGGAGATAAAGCAGAGCAAACATCAGTAAGATGGAAGTATAAACATCCTTCAGGGGAAGAGCTTATTTTTTATCCAGATCAGTTAATCAGGGTTAGATTATTTAATCCTTATAACTGGCTCCTGGGTTTAAGCCCTTACAGCTCCATAGCTATTACAGCTACAGCTGATGCTAAGGCTTCAGAGCTTTCAGATAAGTTTATGGATAACTCAGCTAATGTAGGCGGCATACTGAAAACAGATAGTAAGCTTACTACTAATCAGGCTGAAGGCATAAAAAATATGTGGGCTGATCAGTATGAAGGCTGGTCTAAAGCTGGTAAGACAGCTTTCTTACATAGTGGCTTAAAGTTTGAACAGACTGCTAAAAATTTACAAGAGCTTCAATTTACAGATCAGAGACAAATGAATAGAGATACAATTCTGGCTGTATATGGAGTACCTAAAACTGTACTGGGTTTAACGGATACAGTAAACAGAGCTACAGCAAAAGTAGAGAAAGAAATTTTTTGGGAAGATACATTAATGCCTCTGATAGATAAACTTTGGTTAGGATTGAATAACCAGTTTATAAGGCATTTAGGAAATAAAAATATAGTAGGCCAGTTTGATCTTTCTAATGTACAGCCGCTGAAAAAAGATGTAAGCCAAAAAATTAAGGATGCAAAACTTTTAATAGAGCAGGGCTTACCAGCTGATGAAGCTTACAGGACTGTTAATCTTCCAGTAAATAATCTTAACATGTATCCCTGGTTAAGCCAGCCCTTAGTAGTTAAGCCCAGAGTAAACTTGAATACTGGGGAAGTTATAGGAGCTGTAAACCAGGGAAATTCTGAAGCTGAGAAAGCTTACATGAAATATCTTTCAAGTGAGCCTGAAGCTGTAAAGCTCCTGGAAGAAAAAGCTTCTACTACATGGTTAGATCATGTTACTAATGTACTGAAGAAGCCTGAGAAAAAATTTAATGAAGAGTTTAAAAAGTACCTTATCAGGCAGAGAAATAAAATACTGGATAGGGTAGATAGCTGGGCCGCTAATAAATCAAAAGCTCAGCCTGAAGGTGTAAGAATTTCAGCTTTCATATCTGGTAAACTGAATGAAGATAAAATTCTTATGGAGATGGCGGCTCCCATATATGATGAAACTATAGGCTTACAAACTCTTCAAGCTGAAAAAGATTTAGGCCAGCTTTTAAATTATAAGCCCAGCCCTAAAGTAACATCAGCTATAAGGAAAGAGAGAATAGAATTTTTAAAAGGAGTGAATACTACTAACTTTAAAACTCTGGGTAATAAACTTACTGGTACTATTGAAACTGGGTTAAGACAAAATTTAACTACTCAGCAGTTAGCTAAAGAAATTAAAAACACTACAAAAGATTTCTATAACTTCAGAATTAAAAATTCTATGACTATAGCTAGAACAGAAACATCAGCTGTAGCTCAGGCCACTAAAGGAAAGATTTTTAAAGCTGAGAAGATTGAAAAATGGAGATGGGTAACAGCCGCCGATGAAAAGGTAAGGCATACACATGCTTTAGAAGGAGATGGGCCTGGAGTTAAAGTAGGTGATCCTTTTCCTGTTACTGGGCTTATTCAGCCATTAGATTCTAATGGTGCTCCATCAGAAGTTATAAACTGTAGATGTACTACAGAGGCAGTAAAATGAGTAAAGAAGAAGAAAAGAAAAAAGATAATACAGCTTTCAGCTGGGCTAATATTAAAAGGAAGATTTCAGGCATACATAGAAGCCAGAGAATTATAGCTGATGAATCTATACATATAGGAGCTAAATCTGAACCAAATAAAATAACAGAGTACTAAACCAGGAGAAGCCAGCATGAAGATAAGAAAGAAAAAAGCAGTAAAGAAAAGAGCGGCTAAGAAGCCAGCTGTTAAAACTAAAAAAGATGTAATGGAAGAGCTTAAACATCCAGATACTGGTGAAAGAATAGTTCCCCATCAGCTTAGAGGATTCTATTTTAATACTAAATAAAAGGAGATTGTAACATGCCTAAAACATTATCTGATCTGGGAGATACAGCCGCAAAAGCTAAAGCCGCTTTAAAGGATGTAGTAGATTCTTTAAAAGATCAAAAAAGTATGAGCCTGGAGCTGAAGGCTTCTTCAGCTGTTAAAATTTCAGCGGCTGAATGTAAGAAGCTCTGTAATAAGATCGGGCTTACCTTCCAGGAAGGTATGGAAGAGCGAGTAGTACAGTTTAGGTTTACAGATGCTACAGCAGATCGGCATAATGAAGTAATCATTCCTTCAGGAGTAAATTTAAAATCTTATAAAAAAGATCCGATCATTCTTTTACAGCATGATGCTCATAGCTTCCCCATAGGAAAATCTATAGAAACTGTTTACGATAAAGAAGCTAATGATGTAGTGGGCAAGGTTTTATTTTTTGATGATGAGATCGATAGAACAGGTATGGCTGAATCTACTTTCAGAATGGTAAAGGCTGGAGCTTTGAAAAATGGATCCATAGGTTTTACAGCTAAACCTGAAAATGTAAGGCTGGCTTCTCCAGAAGAGAAAGCAAAATTTAAGCTGGATGATTTTGGAATAATTTTTGATAAGATTGAGCTTAGGGAATTTTCAATAGTTACTATCCCAGCTAATCCTAATGCTACTCAAATTTCTGCTAGAAAAGGTATGTATACAGAAGAAGCTTTGAATACTCTTAAAGAAGCTGGAGTATCTGATGAACATATAGAGCTTCTGAAAAAAGGAGATGATCCAGCTGGGGATCAGGATCCTACAGAAGAAAATAATGAAACAGATAAAAAATCATTGGATACTCCAGCAGAAGAAAAGCCTGAAGGTGAAGAAAACTCAGAAGAAAAATCTGAAGGTATTAGTGATATTAAACTGCCTATTACTATACATGTATCTGAAAAGGATAATGTAGAAGATATGAGAGAGAAGCTGATACTAGCAAGATCTCTAAAACAGTCTGGGCATGAAGTTAATGTAAATATGTACCAGGAGAAAGAAGCAGTAACTAACATAGTAGAAAAAGCTGGCTCTGTTCTTTCCCAGAAAAATAAAGACACTATTAATAGAATTTTAAATTCTCTGAAAGATTTACAAAAAGATTTGAAGAGTATCTTACAGGCGGCTGAGCCTAAAGAACCTGAACCAGAAAAATCATCTTCTACTCCTGAAGAAGAGAGTAGCAAGAGCGATCAAGATGGGGAAGCTTCAGAAGCTCTATACTCATGTTTAGATAATGCTTCAGCAAAAATGAAAGCCTTATTAAAATAACCTTAACTTAAAACCTTAACTTAAAACCTTAATTAAAACAGGAGAATAAAAAATGCCTGAAGATAACAAAAAGACTCTGGAAGAAAAAATGGATTCCTTCCTGGAAACTTATGAGGAAAATCTGATTAAGCAGAAGGAAGATAATGAATCTATGACAGATAGCAAAATTACAGCTCTTAAGGCTGAAATGAAAGCTGAGATGGAAGAGTATGTTAAAGCTGTTAGAGCTACTAATGTATCTGTTCCTGGTTCAGATGAAGAGACTTATAAAGGGGAGCCTTTTAGCTTTGCTAAAGCTTGCCATGCTATTGTTACTGGTGAATGGTCTAATGCTGAGCTGGAGCAGAAGATTTTTCAGGAAGCTAGGAAAAAAGCTCAGGATACTAATACTGGTGCTCAGGGAGCTTATCTTATTCCTACAGAGCTTGCTATGGATAAGATCCTTAAGCCAGCTTTGGCCCAGACAGTACTTCAGGAACTGGGGATCACTATGTGGCCCAATCTTACAGATGATGTAGATATTCCTGAAGCTGAAGATCGTCCTACTCTTACATGGGCGGCTGATGGTGCTAATGCTACTGAAAAAGAGATCGCTTTTGGGCTTAAACAGCTCAGGCCGAAAACTGGCAACATGCTTTTGAAGATGAGTAACAAACTTCTGAAGCAACAGAGTGCCGCTGAGCCTATTGTAAGAATGCTTATGCAGGAAGGGATCAGCCTGGGAGTGGATCAGATTGGTCTTACTGGTACTGGCTCAGCTTCTCAGCCTCTGGGAATCCTTAACGCTACTGGCCTGAATACAGCTACAGCTATAGGTGCTAATGGTGGAAGGCTTACAGTGGATAAGGTAGCTTCTATGATCGCTGATGTACAGGATGATAACTACCTGAAGATCCAGGATCAGGGCGGCTTACTCTGCCATCCCAGAGTTAAATCTGGATTGAAGAGAGAAAGAGTAGCCCAGTTTTCTGGAGATACATTAGGCATGCCTCTGATTAATCCCCTTATGACTGATAAAGTACTGGAGGAAACTCTGGGATTGAAGGTTAGAAGCACTACTAATGTTCCTAAGAACATAGCTAAGGGATCTTCTACTACTCTTTCTAAAGCTGTAGTAGGGGAGTGGAAACAGTTCGCTATGGGCCTATGGGGCGGCATGGCTATTAAGTCTTCTGATGTAGCTGGAACAGCTTTCCAGAGTAATCAGACTTGGCTGGTAGTTTTCCTGGATATAGATACTCTGGTACTACATCCTGAAGCCTTCTCTATTATTTCTGATGCCGCCACTACTGAAAGTGAATGGTAGAAGTAATGAGTAATGATACTCTGGTTAGAGTTGAAGTACCTAGCTATCAGACAGCTCAAGGGCTGTTTTATAAGGGGGATGTATGTACTGTTCCCCATGCTAGGGCTTTAACTCTACAGGCTCAGAAAAAAGTTACCATCTTAGAAGCTCCAGCTGAAACTCCTAAAAAGGAAGAGAAGCTGGAAGCTCCTAAGAAGGAAGCTAAGAAAGAAAGTAAGCCTGAATCAAAGCTTTCTAAAGTTAAGAAAGCTATGAAGAAGGCTGTAAAGAAAAAGGCTAAGGGATGAGAATAAACCATGAGATAAAAAGTAAAGCTGATACTTTAACTCCTATCTCTAGTGTAGAGAAAGCTTGTTTAAGTATCCCTAGATCTCCTAATGAAAAAAGTGCGGCTAAGCTTAAAATAGCTATAGCTGATCTTATTTCAAAAGGTAAACCAGGAGAAAGCTTTAACTGTGAGATCTCTAAGGATAATCTTATCTCTGCTTTAAATGATCTGGCTAACAGGGGAAAAGAGAAGAAACAAGATTCTTCTAAACCATCTTATAATGGAAGCCCTGATGTTGCGATCACTTTAGCAGAGCCTGAAAAACATACTCCAATTTTCAATCAATTAAAAAATATTACTAAAAAACAGGAGAATAAAAATGATTAAAGGATTACATGAAGAAGTAAAAGTGGTTCAGGTAGTGCCGCCAGAAACTGTAACAGCTACTCTTACCACTTATAACAATACTACAGCGGCGGCGGCTTCAGGTATTGATACTCAGGGCTTTGATGAGATGTTAGTAGAGCTTAGCCTGGGAGCTATCACTGGTACATTGGATGTAGCTGTTTTTGATTCAGCTACTGATGATGGAGAAGCCGCTACTGCTTTTACAGATGGATCTGGTACAGCGGCTGATTTTGATCAGCTGGGATCTTCTGATGATGATAAAACTCTTATCATCAGAGTAAGAGCTAGGGATATGAAAAGATACTGTTTTATCAAAGTTACTAATGCTGATGCCAGCTCTAAAGCTTTTGGCATTAATGTATTGCTGGCTGGTGCTGAAGATCAGCCTGTAACTCAGGATAATACTGTAGACTTCGATCATCAGAATCCTTAATAACTGCCATACCTGGGAGCAGATACATCCTGGTTAATTTATATGTATCTGCTCCCTTCCTTAAAGGAGCTGAGTAAATGAATCTTACAAGCTGGAGAAGAGCTAGATATTTTTTAGGGGGGAATACTCCCCTTACAGATGATGCTGTAAATAAGCGGAAATTTTTAAGCTGGATTCCAGCTATCTCCAGGAAAATAGAAGAGTACCTTAACAGGGATCTGGAGCTGAAAAGCCATACAGAATATTTTGATACTTTGCCTAAAACTATAGAATATCCTGTAAGGAATTTCCCTATAACTGTTTTAACTTCTGTTAAGTCTGATAGTACAGGAGAGTTTACTGGATCTGAAACTACAGAATCAGATACATACATAGGATCTCAGGAAAGATCTATATGTTTACAAACTCCAGTTATCCCAGCTAAAAGAGGGCTGGAAGTAGTATATACTGGCGGCTTAGCCGCTTCAGGTACTCAATCTACTTTCACTATTGAGAATGAAGGATCAGAAGCTTTTGTAGCTGGGGTTTTTGCTGAAGGGCAAACTTCAGGAGCTATGGGTTATGTTATAAGTAAAACTCTTACTACCATAGTTATAGAAGTTTTATATGGAAGATTTGAAGTAGGAGAACAGATAGCTGGAAGTGCTACTGAGACAGGATCTAAAACAGCTGATCAAACTGCTGACATAGCTTCAGCTGATGTAAGATGTATAGCTGAAGAATATACAGATCTTACTGTAGCTTGTGAGCTTGAGATCAGATACATGAATGATCATAGAGGGGATTATGAAAACTTTTCTACTTCCAGGGGATCCCAAAGTAGAAGGGCGAATAAGTTTGAACATGAATTTTTACCTGAAGTAGCTTCTATTCTGGATAGGTATAGAAACATACATGTATAGATATGGCTGAGATGAGATTTACAATAAAAGGAGCTAGGGAAGTATTCCAGCATTTTAATGCTAAGAATAAAAAATTTTTTAGTGCAGTAGCTAAAAACTGGGCTTTAGGTGCTCAGCTTCTTATAGCCAAAATTGTAAGAGAGCAGTTTTCAGGAAGGCCAGGATTAAAGCGGAAATCTGGTAATGCCGCTAGAGCTTTACAGAGCAGAACTAGAAGAGAAGGCTTTGATGTAGTGCAGAGAATTTTTATAAATCCTTCTAACCCAGCTAGAATATACATACCTAACCATGATAAGAGTGGTAGAAGAAAAGTACTTAGGCCAACTAATAAACCTTATATGACTTTCAGAGCTGATGATGGAAGATTTATAAGAACTAAAAGAGTAGTATTAGTGAAGAGAACAGATATAGTAGGATCTTTCAAAAGAGAAGGAAGGGCTTTTAGAGCGGCTGGAATTAATGAAGCTTTGAAGGTGTATAGATAATGCCTGAAGTAGTACAGAGAGTGATCCATAATAAGATCGTAGAAATGATCCAGGATATTACTGTAGCTAATGGATATTTAACAGATATAAGAGAAGTAAATAAAGGGGATGTATCATTAGAAAATATAGAACAGTTTCCAGCTGTTAATGTAATCAGTAGTGATACTGTTTATCTAAATCCAGAAAATAATGAAGCTGGCAAGCTGATGAAAACTACTCGATTTTTACTGGATGTATACATGGAAGAAGCAGAAGTAAGGATCAGGGATGATCTGTTAATTAACCTTATGGCAGATATAGAGGTTAGATTTTGTGATGATGTATGGGGAGGAAATCCAGCTTATAGTATGACAGATACAGCTGGGAATCTGGAAGGTACAGCTCTTATAGCTCTTCCAGTAAACACTACCATTTTTGATATTATGGATCATAAAGATCAGTTTGGGCTTACCTTTACTATGGATGTAAAATTTAGGCAGAAAAGAAGTGATCCTACTTCACTTTATTAATAGGAGAGTGCCATGAAAGTAAGAGTAAAAACTACTAAGATCCTTACCTTAAAAGGTGTTAATCATTATGGCGGATCTATCCTGGATGTATCAGATGATATTTATAGAAAAATTCATGAGTCTGTAGAAAGCCTGGAAGCTCCAGAACCAGAGCCAGAACCAGAGCCAGATCCTATAGAAGAAATTTCTGAAAGCTCTTCTGAAGATACAAGTGAATATACATCAGACTAAAAGAAAAAATCTTAAAATAAAAAAAGGAGAAATAAAATGTTTGTAGCACAAAAGGCCCAATTAGTAGGAGCTATAGAAGATCCAGCTTATGCTGAAGAAACAATAGCTTCAGCTAACTTTGATATAGAAGTAGAAAATTTGGAGTGGTCTGAAAATGTAGCAGAGTTTCAGAGAAAGCTGGCTGATGGTACATTAGATTCTTCTCCTTCAGTAATGGGTAAACAGTCTGCTTCCTGTTCTTTTATGACTTGCTTAAATCCTGGAAGCTCTGCTACTGATGAGCCTAAATGGAGTAAGTTTTTACAAGCTTGTGGATTCTATGCTACTGGCTGGGATGGTGGAGCTGAAGTAGCTGTAGGATCTGCTGTAGATGGTATAAGCTGGAGGCCACATAAAGATTATACTCATACTCCAATGACTTTTAAAGCTTTTGAAGTTTATTCTTCAGGAGTGGCCGCTGATCTTAATAAACAGATGGTTACTACTATGGTAGGATGTATGGGTAATGTAACATTCCTTATAGGGGATGCTGGAGAGCCTATACAAATGAATTTTGAATTTCAGGGATCTATAGAGAGTGTAGCTGATGTAGCGGCTCCTGTAGCTCTGGTTCCTACTGGTGTATCTTCTGTACAGCCGCCTTCAGTACTGGGAGCTACAGTTACTGTAGGGGGAGTATCCCAATGTATCTCTAAGTTTGAGATTAATACTGGTAACTCTGTTAATCTCTGGACATGTGCTACAGAAGATTCAGGAATTAAAGGAGCATACATAGGATCCAGAGAAACTACCCTGAATATAGATCCTATAGCTGAGCTGGTAGCTACTGAATCTGTATATGCAGATTGGGTAGCTGGTACTACTGGAGCTGTAGCTATTGTACTGGGATCTACTCCTGTACTTAGGTTAGATGCTCCTACAGCTCAGAAGAGTACTGTAGCCAGGGGAGAAAGAGATGAAGCTAGGATCTTTGAAGAAACTTTCAGGCTTCATAAAGGCTCATCTGGTAATGATTCTTTTGAACTGCTCCAGGGAGCAAAAACTTGATCATATACATAAGGAGAATAAAATGAAAACATTTTTCATAACTATATTACTGTTTTTGCTCTCCTTTTCTTATGGCATTACTCCCAGATATGGGGCTATTGCCATAAGAGATACTAATGGAGCTTATTTAGATATAGAATCTAATGGAGCTATGGCAGTAAACATACAGGATCAACATTCTGCTATAGTAGATTATCATGTACATAGAGATATAGACACTACTTCTATTACAGCGGCTAGTGTTATAGATTCTGTATTTATAGTAGTAGCGGATACTTCCAGTATGAATACAGGGCATTTAGTATACATGAAAACTGCCAGAAGATATTATGAAGGTAAGATTACCAGTATTAGTAATGATACTGCTTTTCTGGATACTCCTTTAGATACTATCTTTCCTGTTAATCAAGTTGTAAGAATAGGATCAGATAGCTTAAACATAGATGCCTCTGGTGGTATAGTACAGGCTCATGTAGAGCCGCCAGATTCTGTAGATTGGGATATTACCAGGATGATCGTATACATACAGGGATCTGGAGCTATGGATGATGCTAAATTCGGGGATCAAACTGCTCTGGCTAAAGGTATTGTTTTTAGAGTAAATAATGGTAGTGTACTAAATATTTTTTCAGCGGCTACTAATGGGGATCTGGCTCAGCATATGTATGATGTAACATACTCTGATAAAGCTGGTGGAGGATCTAACGCTATAAGAGGTAGACGTACATTTGCTGGCCAATCTAAAAATGGAGTTACTATAAGATTAATAGGTACTACAGATGATGAGTTTCAGATCCTGCTTCAGGATGATATGGATGGGCTGGAAAAATTTAATGTAGTAATTCAAGGGCATGTAGTAACAGATTAGCATACATACATAACAAAAGGAGCCAAACATGAATACAATAGTTAATAAAAAATTAACTCCAGAATTACAGGAAAAATTAAATAAGCTTAGGGGATATTCTCCTAAGTCTGTTTTTATATGGACTCCAGATCTTTTCAGGCTGAATACTCCTAAAGAAGAGTGGCCGCTTTTTAAATTCTCTAACAGAGATGCTAAAGACTGGGCTGATGCTGAAGATAATCTTCTGATAGATCTTACTGGGGAAGGTAATAACGCTAGAACTAATACAGCTAACTTAAGGCTGATGATCCTGAAAAACCATTTACTGGAATGGAAAAATTATAAAGATAAGTCTGGCAAAGTGATCCCTTTTGAAAAGGATGAAGAAGGCCAGATTTCAGATGCATGTTTACATAGACTTTCTCAGGAGCTACAGCTGGAGCTTTTGGAAGCTATCAATACTGAATCATGTTTAAATGAAGAGGAAAAAGCGGGTTTAGAATTTTAGCTGGCTTTCATTCTGGCATTATATCTTCTGCTCCATGCTCTAAATGTAAGACAGATCCAATTTTTGCAAAAGCTAGAGGATGTAATGGAGAACCAGCTGGAGCACCAGTAGAGAAAGAAGAACATGAAGGCATTACATACATATACTGGCATTGCCCTAATAAATTTATTCCTCAGAGTATTTTTCAATGGTGGAGTATATATGATTTCTATAACAGGTTTCAGGGAGCTAGTATAGTAGATTACTTTTCTCAGAAAAGAATTTTTTTAGAAGCATGTAATATTTATGAAGCTGAAATGAAAAAAATAGATTTGAGTATAGGTAATGCCAGAAGCAGAAGTAAAGGGATAAAGAGATAATGCCAAGTGAATTAATCCAGGTAGAAGCCAGATTAAGAGATCTCATCTCTAGTAAGTTTGCTGAGATGGAAGCTAATGTTTCTAAGTCTACAGACAGGCTTAAAAATAAAGTTAATGAAAACACTAAAGCTACTTCAGGAATGGGGAAGGTAGTAAAAGGTGTAAGCTCTGATATAGCTAACTTTGCTAAAAGATTTGGCCCAGCCGCTATAGCTGTAGCTGGTCTTACTGCTGGGGTAATGAAATTAAGATCAGGCTTAACTCTTATCAGAGAAGCTACTGAAGGCTTTGAAAAAACTATGAGTAGAGCTAAGGCTATTATAGAACCTACTCAAGATGATTTTGATGCTCTTTCAAATAAAGCTAAACAATTAGGTAGTGCTACAGCTTTTACAGCTTCTCAAGCTGGGGATGCTTTTGTAGAGCTGGGTAAGCTGGGTTTAAAAACTAATGAGATCCTTAAATCTTCTGCTGATGTATTGAGTATAGCGGCGGCGGCTGATGTAGATTTATCTACAGCGGCTATAAGTACAGCCCAGACTTTAAAACAGTTTAGCCTGGATGCTGGGCAAGCTCAAAGGGTAACTGATGTAATGGCTAAAAGCTTTACATCTTCTGCTCTGGATATGGCTAAGTTTTCAGAGTCTATGAAGTTTGCTGGTCCAGTAGCGGCTCAGATGGGCTTTAGCCTGGAAGAAGCTACAGCGGCTATAGCTACTCTAGCTCAGCAGGGTATACATGGTAGTATGGCTGGTACTGCTATGAGAAGGATCATGTTACAGCTGGGAGATGCAAGCTCTCAAGCTGGAAAAATGATCGGGCTTACTGCTGATGATACTAGAACATTAGCAGAAAGATTAACAGATCTACAGGCTCATAATCTTTCACCAGGGCAAATTAAAGATACCTTTGGATTACTGGCTACTACATCAGCCAGCATACTTATTAAAGGCTCTGAGAATGTTAAAGAGTTTGATACTCTTTTACAGGGAGCTGAAGGTACAGCTCAGAGAATGGCTGATACCATGTTGGATAATGTAGCTGGAGCTACTATAAAACTAAAATCAGCTCAGGAAGGTTTAGCTATTGCTATAGGGGAAGCTTTTGGAGCTACTAAACAGGATAGAATAGAATTTACTATAAAAATTGTTAACAGACTTAAACAGGTTGTATTAGAAAATAGAGAAACATTTTTAGAGCTGGGAAGATCTGTTAATGATTCAGCTAAGGCTTTTGCTCAGGTAGCTGGTGTTATTGCTACTCAGGTTATTAAACATCTTGATACATTAGTTTCTTTAGGTAAAAATCTTTTACTGGCTATGGCAGTAAGTAAGATAGTAGCTATAGGTACAGCTTTTAAAACAGCTGGCTTAGGAGTAGCCGCTTTTGGTACAAAGCTAAAAGCTCTTAACATAAACCCGATCATTATGTCTCTAACAGCTTTAGGGCTGGCTGTAGATAAGATCATAGGTAACATGGAAGAGCTGGCTGAAAAAAGAATGGATATATCCTGGATGGATGATCCTAAGAGAGTTAGAAGAGCCGCCCAAATAGCTGAAGAGTATGGTAAGATCAGAATGAGTGGGGAATCCCTTAGAATAAATATGGGCATGGGGGTTACTGCTTTAAGTGAAGCTGGCATTAAAGCCAAAAAATTATCTGATGAGTTTGCAGAAATTACCAATCATACTGAAGCTTTTGATATTAACCAGGGTAGTACTATAAGAAGGCTTAGAACCATAGCTACTATTACTGATAAGTTATCTGCTAAAGAAAAAGAAAAGGCTGAACAGGCTAAGAAAAATGCTGAACAGGTAGCAAAGGAACAGGAGTTAGCTAGGCAGAAAGCCGCTAAAGCCGCACAAGCTAAAGCTGTAAATGATGAAGCGGCGGCAAAAGCTAAAGCCGCAAAAGAAGCCGCACAAAAATTACAAGATGATTTATATGTAATGACTTTAGAAGGCCAGGATAGGGAGCTGGCTCAGCTTCAGCTATGGGTACTGGAAAAGCAAGCTATACTTCAAGCGGCCAATGCAGATGAGGGAGTATTAATTGAATCCTTTGAAGCTAAGAAAGAAGCTATAGAAGAGAAGTATAGGAAGGAGAGAGCTAAGAAAGCTCAGAAAGCAGTAAATGAAAGAAGGAAGCTTCAGGAGAAAGAAGAGAAAAGATTTTTAAAACTTCAAGAGCAGAGAAGAGAAGCTAGAAAAGAAACAGCTGATATAGCTATCAATACTCTCTCTCAGGTTTTAGGAGCTATAAAATTATCAGCTGGAAAACAGAAGGCTGTAGCTAAAGGAGAAGCTATAGTGCAGGGAGCTTTAGCTGTTACCAGAGCTTTAGGATCTGCTCCCCCTCCATTTAATTTTATACAGGCTGGATTAGTTACAGCGGCTACAGCGGCTCAGGTAGCTAAGATTCAACAGCAGGGCTTTCAATCTGGCGGCTTTCCTATAGGAAAAAATGCCATGATTAGAGTAAATGAATCAGGACAGGAATCTGTACTTAATGCCAGAGCTACAGCTAATTTAGGAGTAGGTGGAGTTAACGCTTTAAACTCTGGGCAAACAATAAATAAAAATGTTACTAATGAAATAACCTATTCTCCCAGTATTAATATTAACGCTGAATCTTCAGGAGATCTTATAGATGTTTTAAAAAATGATAAAGAAGATTTTGCTTCTTTCCTTCAGGAAGAGATAATAGGTAAAGGATATATAGAATAATGGAACAGACTACTAATGATCTACATATGCTATTTGTGGCTGGTCTTATAAATTTTTTGGGAATGTTTCTTATAGCATGGTACAATATAGCCCATAATAAAAAACATAATGCTAAAACTTCACTTAAAAAAATTATAGCTGAAAAGGTAGATAAAGAAGATTGTATACCAGCTATGCATAGAGTAGGAAAAGAGATTGATCGCTTAGAAAAAATTAATGGTAAACATGATAATTCTATACATGGGCTAGAAGTAGGCATGGCTTATCTAGTAGGAAAAAGTGGTGGAGATTATAACCAATTAAAAAAGAATGGAGGAAATTAAAATGGCTATTATAACTACAGAGATGGAACAGCTGAAAAATAAAACGACTGCTCCAGATCAAATTATTAGTTTGACTAAACAGGCTACTCAAAGATTAACAGAGTTTAAAACTCGTATTACTACTATACATGATGAGCTTACAGCCTTAAGTAGCATGATAGGTTCTGAAGCTTCTTTCACAACAGAACAGAAAAACGAAGTGGCCGGGAACCTTGCGGAAATCATAGCCATTAAAACCGCTGTAGACAAACTGAGCTTATAAAATATGGCTGATTCCATCGCAAGAGATTATGAGTCTTATGCGTCAATAACTATTGATGATGCTAAGATTAAATTTGATATTACTGATTTTGTTTTCAAAGTTACTGAAGATCATTTGCCAGATGAGTTTCTCGATGCTGATGGAACATATGCCCCTCTTGCTAGTGGTGCTGATGTAAGATTTTTTGACAGCAATACAAATTTACTTACTCCACTTGCTTTTGATATTGTAAACTTTGATCTAGACAATACACCAGCAAACTCTAAGGTGGAGATTCATGTTAAAGTTCCAGAAGTTACGGCTTCTGGTGACACAGTTATACATGTTGCATGGGGTATGCCCAGAGAAACAGCTTTAGCTAGTGATCATACCTACGGCAGAGATAATGTATATCCTTCAGACTACAAAGGTTATTACTGCATGGAATCGTCAGGTACGACTCTTACAGACAGGACTTCAAACAGTAATGATGGTACTAAACAAAGCTCTGGCGATCCTATACATTCAGCTACATCTGGTCAATTTTTTGACGGGCAAGAGTTTACAGGGGATGGAAGCAGTTACATTGATTTAGTTAATGTAGACTTAGGTCCTGTTTTCTATGTCCAGTTTGCCCTGAAAACTGATGTAACTAATCCTTCAGCAGATGAAATAATTATATCTAAAAAAGATGGCAGAGAAGATGAAACAGGTTTTGAAATATCCAGAGTGAGTGGTAGTGACACACAGATGAAAGTTCGTGGTCATACTGCGTCTGTTGCTACTCTTACAGTTACTTCTTCCATAGGTGATGATAGCTGGCATATATATGGATTTCATTTTTTAAATGGTACAGTAGAAGTCTATGTAGATGGTGAATGGAAATCTAATATAAGTATAACTGCTGTGGATAATGATAATGCTAATGTGATATGTTTAGGTAATGACTCAGATCATGATGCTGATGATTATGAAGGTTTCATGGATGATGTAATTATTTTGGATTCTGCTCAAGAAGCTTTAAGATTAGCCCTGGAGAGAAACCAGGGAGATCCAGCTAACTTTGCCAGTAAAGGAACTAGAACAGCTATAACAGATACTTCTGCTACAGTAGTTATTGATAACATACAGAGAGGGAGTTTTACCATGTCTGGTACATCTCAGGGCCAATCTGTTACTGCTGTAGATTTATCAAAATCTATTCTGTTTACGAGTGTTAGAAATAGTGGGGGAGATGTACCTGGGGCTGATGATGTACACTGTGATGTATACATGTCTTCTACTACTAACATTCAAGCTACTAGGTATGGATCTTCAGGTACAGTTACTATAGAATATCAGTTAGTTGAATTTAGTGCTGGTGTTACTGTGGAGAGGTTTAATAATCAGGCAATGGGTGCGGCTGTAACTGATGAAGAGGAAACATTCACCAATCCGTTTAACAGGTATAGATCATTTATAATGATGAACTATGCGATTAACCAGACTGCTCTGGATTCGGATGGGAGAATAAGTGTAGAGTTTGAGCATTCAAATAATTGTCTGATCAAAAGAGCTACGTCTGGCGGGATTGCTGGCACGTACAGCATACAGGTCGTGCAATACGATGGTAGTGAAGTTCAGTGGCTTAATGGTACCAATTCGGATGCGGCAACATCGTTTACCGACGATACGGCTGGATCTTTTATTGTATCAAAAACATTCTTAGTTGGGACGCTCCGGGACAGTGGCTCCAATACCAATGACGGGGACCAGATCGTCAACATGGAGTTGACCGATGTTGACACTGTCACCTTCAGAAAATATAGTGCTGTAGCTCATGGTATTTATTATAGAGTTTTTGTTATTGAATTTACTGATGATGCTGTAGTTTACCAGTACCTGAATACTTTGGAAAGTGGGGATACAGAAAGCCAAACTTTATCCCCTACTGTAGATAGTGATGTTTCTATTGCTGTACATCAAAGCCTGGAGCCTTCTTTAGTTTCTTCAGAAGATACGGCTGAAGATGGGGATGAGTTTGCTTTTACTGTAGATCTAACATCTAATAGTAACATATCTATGATTAGAGGATCTAGCTCTAGCATTGAAGCTAAATTTTCCATAGCTGTTATTAATTTTAGCCCTAGTGAAGATGGGCTTTTGACAAATTTAAGAGGGAATTTTAATAGAGGATTTCTGGGAGGTTTCCAAACATGATCGATGTAATCAGAAAAGGTTCTACTAACCAGTCTGTAATGTTTGCATTAACACAAAATCTTGCTGTTACAGGGTTTAAGCTGGGTTATGTAAGATGGAGTGATGGGGATGGTACAAGCTTTACTGATAGTACTGCTGTAGCTATGACAGCTCTGGCTTCTATAACTACTGCTCATACAGATAACTATGGTATTTATCTTTCTTCTGATACTTCAGAAGGATCATATTTTCTTTTTAGAGCTGATGTACCTGATGCCGCTTTTGCTACTGGAGCTGATAGGGTAGCTATCTCTGTTTATGATGATGGTAATAATGAAATAGCTCATAGAGAATTTCTGTTAGGAGATTTGAAATTAAATTCCCTGGATATTACTACTCAGGATTCAAATAAGGATGCTATTAAACTTACTGGTAATGGTACTGGGCATGGGCTTAATGCAGTAGGTGGAGCTTCTAATGGGGATGGTATACATGCAGAAGGTGGAGCTACTAACTCTTCTGGTATACAGGCTGTAGGTAAAGGAAATCAGGCTGGTATTATCGCTCAGGGAGGTACTACATCTGGCTCTGGTTTAGAGTGTATTGGTGAAAATGGTTCAGGAGGTATACATGCCTACATGAATAGTGGTAATGGTGCTGGTATTAAAGCTACAGGTTTAGGAAGTGGAAAAGACTTTGACGCTACTATTGATCTTGATGATGTGTCTGGTGCTCTTGCAAAGGGTACTGAGTTAACAGGATTTAATGACTTGAGTGCGGCTCAAGTTAATGCTGAAGTAGATACGGCACTATCTGATTATGATGGGCCTACTAAAACAGAAATGGATGCAAGTTTTGCCGCCCTTAATGATTTGAGTGAAGCTCAAGTTAATGCTGAGGTAGATGCCGCTCTAGCTGATATACATCTTGATCACTTGTTTGCGGTGGATTATGATCCAGCCGCAAAACCTGGGGTTGCTACTGCACTACTTAATGAAATTATAGGTAATGATGCTGGGGTATCTCAATTTACTGCTAATGCTTTAGAACTGGCTCCTACTGGTGGAGATGCTACAGAAGCTAAACAAGACGCTATCATTACTGACCTTGATGATATTAAGGGAACAGGGTTTACTAAAGACACTCATTCTCTTACCGATATTACAAAAGCCACGGTTTACGCTGATGGGCGTATATATGTGGACACTAATGCCTCTAACACTAACACTACGGATTATGTAGACGGGACAATAGATAACCCTGTAAGCACATGGGCGGCGGCATTAACTCTTGCGGGATCCCTTGGTATTAAAAAATTCCATATAGCTAATGGCTCATCTATTCAGCTTACCGCCAATTCTGACTACTACGATTTTATCGGTGAGAACTGGGACCTAGATCCTAATTCTCAATCTATGGAAGATGTTTCTATAGTGGGTTGTCGGGTTATGGGAGATATGACCGCTAATACTAACGATCCGAAAATGATAAACGGCACAATAGGCGGCGGTACCAATACCAACTTAACTGGGAGCACTGTAAAAAGATGTGGGTTAAGGGGTCAAATCATACTTGCCGAAGCCTCTGACTATCATTTTGATTCTTGCTATAATGCCGACACTGGGACCACCGAACCAATAATTAATTTCGGTGCATCAGTAGCAAGTACTACGCTCTTTATGCACGACTATAGCGGCAGTATGGAAATAAGGCAACTTGGAGCCGTGCCTACGGACGTAGCATACATACATGGTCGGGGTCAGATAACATTGTCCTCTAACTGTACCGGCGGGACACTTTATGTTTACGGCAACTTTAGTATAACCGATAATTCAGTAGGTACTAGTGTTGTTCAACTCGCTAATACTATACCTTCAAACGTGGTCGATGAATGGGAAAACCAATCTCAGGCAGATCCTACTGGTTTCCATGTAAATGTAAGAGAGTGGCTGGATGTAGCTGTTCAACTGAGTGTAGCTACTCAATATCCCACGGTGGATGTTAGTGCTATTTCAGATAGTGAAGCGGCGGCAAATTATCTTCCTAACTTAAATGGAGATATAAACGATATACAAGGTACTGGCTTTGATACTGGTACAGACTCTCTTGAAGCTATTAGAGATGCTATAGGCGGCATTAGTGGCGGCACTACTCCAGCCGCTGTATGGGCATATGGAGCCAGAACATTAACTGATTATTCTGATGGATCTGGTTTCTCTAATATACCCTGGAATAGTTCATGGGATGCTGAAGTAGAAAGCGAATGTAATGATGCTCTAGTAGGTTTGAATCTTGATCATCTTCTTAAGGTAGCAGTTACAGGAACTGATGTTACTGATGATTCAGTTTTTGCTAAGCTTGTTTCTATAGCGGCTACAGCAGATTGGGATACATATGATAATACTACTGATTCATTAGAAGCTATCCGCTTAATATCTGCTCAAATAGATGGTACATGTGATAGTAATGCTGTAAATATTGGTTTCATAAAAACCTATACAGGTACAGATATTCCTAACCAGATAAATGCTCTTAATGATTTATCAGTTAGTGATGTAGAAACTGCCATTACTAACTCTGAGCCTATAGCCGCTAATGTTACATACTGGAATGGTTCGGCTGTTCTTACTCCAGATACTGCTGGTGCTCCAAAGGTTACTATTAAATCTGGTACTGGTACTGGAGAAATAAACCTTAATTCTGGCATAGCTGATGGTAACATTAAACAGATACATGATAATGCTACAGAAGCTTCAAAGCTTGAAGATGGTATGAAGGGTACTGTATCTGCTCTAGTGGCGGCTGATGCTGGTAATAGCCAGATACAGTTTAAAACTAATCTTACTGAAACTACTGATGATCATTATAATGGAAGAATAGTAACCTTTATTTCAGGAGCTTTAACTGGGCAAAGCTCAGATATAACCGACTATGATGGAACCAATAAAATTATTCATGTAACAGCTTTAACTGAAACTCCTTCAGCTTCTGATGGGTTTATAATAACATAATGGCTATAGTATCCAGATATACATCATTTGGCTTTGGCTGGCATAGGTACGGAACCTTCCAGCCTAAAGCTCCAGCTGTACCAATGACAGGAGTAGAAGTATTATACCCTATTCAGCCTTCTGGAAAAGCCAATGTTCTTTCCTTCAGAAAAGATTCAATGGAATGGAAGGGAGTACAAAAATCTGAGCAGTTATGGCGGCATGAATACATAACATTAAGATATAGGATCAGAGATATTAACATGGATGCTTTTTATAATTTTCATGTTAATAATAAAGATTCTATAGTTAATCTAGCTATTTGCGGCTTACAGCTTTTCTTAAGAGATGCTACAGAGAATCCAGTAAGAATTATTAAGATCGGATCCCCTAAAAGAAATATGCCAGCCCATTATGAAATTAGCATTACTTACTTGAATACTTTAATAACGGCCACTACATGATTATTAATAGTGTATCATATGATTTAGTTTTAGGCTATACATCTGCACAAGATCCTAAACTGGATACTGTAAAATTTAGATCTATGGTTTCTGGGCTGGTGGATCCTTTAAGCTATGGAGCTAGGCAAGAAAGAATAGCTGAATTTACTTTAATCAATATTGAAAAATCTCAGTTTGTAGCTTTAGTAGATTACCTTATAGCTAATGCTGGTAATAAGGTTTTAATTCAAGCTGAAAATGATGGGGAGAAAATTTTTACTGGTATCTCTGGTAATGATTATTATGTATACATCCTGGAACCTAAAGGGCTTCAGGAAGAAGATTTTTCTGTAACAGATAATCTATATACTGTATCTATTAAAGTAGCTTTAGCTGGTACTGAATCTGATGATATACCTAATGAATCTAATTCTAACTTTGATGCTTTGATTACTATAGATACTGTACAGGCAGATTATTATCAAGCTTCAGAGCCTGGAGCCTGGGTAGATGGTGAAAGATGGATGGATACAGATGATAACTCTTTATATGAGAATGTATCTGGTACAGCTGAATTTCTTTATACAGTAATAGCTGATAATGTAGTAGATGGTAATATTACTGGTGCTGAGCTGGGGCTTATAAATGGTAAGTTTCATCTAGCTACTTTTGCTGATGTATCTGCTGATCTTCCAGATGATGATCCTGATAATGGTACTATAACTTTTAAAGCTGGCTTTCTTACTTATAAGAATATTAATCTTCCCAGCCAAAATACAGATCTTAATAAAGGCCCATCCATTGCCAGGAGAGAAGGCTTTTCTTTTTCCTTATCTGATGCTGATAGATTCTGGAAATTTGTAATAGATAATAACCTTAATTTATTTGGATCAAGATGTAGTATATACCTGTATAATAATGGAGTAGTAACTAAGCTTTTATCTGGTGTAAATACTACCAATAGTTTTTC